CTATGTGGTGTGCAGCCCCAAGGCGGGCAAGGTGCATCCTCGCATCAACGACGTTGCCTGCTGCTTCAAATACGTGATCGCACATGACAGCATCCATGAGGATGACGGTCTGCCCTTGCGTGCTCTGGAGCATCGGGCAAGCCCGTATGTCGCCCGTCCGCCCAAGAACTGGGCGCGTCCGATTTACCTGCAACCGATGGACTCCAAGGATGAAGAGCTCAACCGCCTCAACCTGCAAGCGGCCATCGACTCCTGCATGAAATTCGGTTACATCCTTCAACTACAGATCCACAAGATCATCGACATGGAGTGACAACATGAACACTAAAGCACTTGTAATTCTGTCAGGCGGGCAAGATTCAACTACTTGCCTCTTCTGGGCAGCTCAAAGGTTCAAGGAAGTCCATGCGGTCACTTTTGATTATGGCCAGCGGCATAGGATTGAAATTGATTCAGCTGCGCGAGTGGCAAGCATGGCCGGAGTAAAATCACACGAAATCATTCAGCTCCCGAACTGCTTGCATTCTGCGAGCCCCCTTACAAGCGACAATTATCTGGAACAATATGAGAATCCTGAACAGATGTCGAAGGTAATCGGTGACAGAGTGGAACTGACTTTTGTACCCATGCGTAATACTCTATTCTTTACCGTGGCAATGAACAGGGCGGTTGAATTACGTTGTTATGACCTTGTCACTGGTATCTGCCAAGAGGATAACGCGAACTATCCTGATTGCACTGATACATTTCGACAAGCATTCCAATTTATGGCCAATCAATCACTTGGCTCTAGCAAATTCCGCATTCACGCACCTTTGATGAAATTGAGCAAGAGCGACACTGTTAAACTAGCTAAAAAGCTGCCTGGTTGCTGGGATGCGCTCGCATATTCCCACACAAGCTATGACGGTCGGTATCCGCCTACGGACATGAATCATGCCAACGTCTTGAGGGCAGATGGCTTTGTGAAAGCAGGGTTGCCCGATCCTCTGGTACTGCGTGCATGGCGAGAAGGGCTCATGATGCTGCCTGAAACCCCTAATTACGATGATTTCCGCTAATGGATATCGTTAGCCACGCTATAGCTGGCGCGAGCGCTGGTGCGGTGTTTGGCCGTCCGGTGCTTGGTGCGGTGTTTGGTGTGATTCCCGACGTGGTGCTGGGTATCACGCGCAAAACTGCGCCAGGCGCAGCGTATGACGTGACGCACAGCTTATTATTCGTACTGGCGATCTCGCTGCTATGTGCGAAACTAGATACCTGGGCTCCCGTGCTGGCGGTATTATCCCACATCGTTCTTGACCTTCCGACGCATGGGTCGGGATGGGCGCCCCCGTTACTTTATCCTATCTGTCAGAGGCGTTTCTCATACGGTGAGGAATGGGAATGGTTCAACCGTTCCTGGTGGCGCGGGCTAGTAATCACAATCATATGGAGTTTGTCATGCCTGACTATAAGTTACGCTTAACGGTAAGCCACTGGCTTCCGATCATCACGTTCTGCCCTGTAAATAAGCTGCCTGACCTAATTTACATTTACGTGACGTTTGATACTTTCACGGAGCTGTATGCAATACGAAAGAGGATCCGTGAGCTGGTGAGCTTCAAGAAAATGTTCATGGAGGACGTTGCGAAAATTCTTCTAGAGAACATCGAAGAAGCATCTCTGGTGGAAGTGCGCCTCGCTGCCGGACGGCATGTGGTCAAATGTGAGCGCGTTCTGAAATAAGGAGTTCGATAATGCCCTGGCAAGCCAAACGATATCACGACATCAGCTGCGGACACCGCGTCTTCCAGCACGAGTCGAAGTGTGCCCATCTGCACGGCCACAACTATCGAGTCCATTTCACCTGCGAAGCTGAGAAGCTGGACAGCATCGGTCGCGTGATCGACTTCAGCGACATGAAGTCCCGCCTGTGCATGTGGCTGGAAGATAATTGGGATCACAAGACGCTCATCTGGGAGAACGACCCGTGGGCCAAGGTGCTGCCTGGCATTGACCCGACGATTGTCATCGTTCCGTTTAACCCCACTGCCGAGAACATTGCTCAGCACCTTGTGGAAGTGATCGGTCCTCAGCAACTCGCCGGCACCGGCATCAAGCTGGTTCATTGCGACGTCGAGGAGACTCGCAAGTGCAGCGCATCTTTCCACGTCTGAAACTAGGAGAACCCATGAAAGTCAATCTCAACCACGAACAGATTCGCAACCTTGCAGCGCGCGTCGCTGTGGTGCTCTATGGGTATGCGGCCCAGCACTTGCGAAACCGGCCCGCGGGGGCTCTGCTGCGAGCGTATGCCGTACCTTGTGGCGGTGTTCCCGCAGCGTATGCCCTGCGCCAGCACTGCGAATTCGAGCTGGTGGATCGCCCGGAAGATGCGGACGTCTTCATTGACGACCTGATCGACAGCGGTGCAACCTGCGAACGCTACTGCGACGAGCATCCTGGCAAGCCTTTCTTCACGTTGATCGACAAGCGCGAAAACACCGAATTCAAAGGTCTGTGGATCGTGTTTCCTTGGGAAGTCACCGACGGCGGAGCAGACGAGTCCGGCAATGACATCATCGTTCGTTTGCTTCAACTGGTGGGCGAAGATGCGAACCGCGAAGGTCTGCTTGAAACTCCTGCTCGTGTCATCAAGGCCTGGCGCCACTGGTGCAGCGGTTACGGCAAAGACCCTGCCAAGCTGCTCAAGGTGTTCGGTGACGGCGCTGAGCGTCATGACCAGATGGTGACGGTGCGTGACATTCCTATCTATTCCCACTGCGAGCACCATTTGGCGCCCATCTTTGGCACCGTGACGATCAGCTACATCCCGAACGGCAAGATTGTCGGTCTAAGCAAGCTGTCCCGCCTGGCGGACATGTTCGCGCGTCGTTTGCAAGTGCAGGAGCGGCTCACCGACCAGATCGCGGACGCACTGTTCGAGAACCTGGAACCGAAAGGCGTCGGTGTGGTCATCAAGGCGCGCCACATGTGCATGGAGTCGCGAGGCATCTGCCAGCAAGGTCACCACACTGTCACGACTGCTCTTCGCGGTGCAATGCGTGACGAACCGGATACCCGTGCTGAGTTTCTTCGTCTTGCGAACTAAGCTGACGGGCGTTACAATGTAGCAAGCACAGGGCCTTCGCGGCCCTGTTTTACGAGCGGAGAATTGATGAACATCTACATAGCTGCAATGTACACCAACGGCTATCGAGCCGGTGGTAACAGTGGTCGGTATCGGCACTTGACGGAGCATGAGAAACGCGTCGTCGATGGTGTGCCCCACTTGCTGGAGTCATACCACTACATCGGCAGGCAACGATTTCTAGACGCGATACGGATGGACGGCGTGCAAGTCTTTCTTGACTCGGGAGCGTTCTCCGCTTACACACTCGGCGTGACGATCGACCTTCCGACGTACTGCGACTACATCAAGCGCAACATGGATCTATGGCGCGTCGAGGACGGTGTCGTCATGGCATCTGTGCTGGACGGCATTGGTGACCCTCTGCAAACGTACCGGAACCAGCTCCACATGGAGGCGCTCGGCGCGAAGCCGCTACCCTGCTTCCATGCGGGCGAGGACGAGCGATACCTGGAATACTACGTCCAGAACTACGAATATATCACGCTGGGCGGAATGGTGGGCAGCTCTACGAAGCAGCTCTGCATCTGGTTGGACCGCATGTGGGACCGTTACCTGACAGACGGTAGCGGGCGCCCCCGGCTAAAGGTCCATGGATTCGGTATTACTGCGGTCCCAATCATGCAGAGGTATCCTTGGTACTCTGTCGATTCCTCATCGTGGGTCCAGAGTGCAGCCTTCGGGTCGATCATCACCCCAGAACATGGCCCGATGTCAGTCTCAGAAAAAAGTCCTAGCCGACACGATGCGGGTCAGCATGTGACCACACTGACACCCATCGAGCAAGACTACGTTCTGCAGATGCTCGAGAAGCACGGTTTCACGCTTGAGCGCCTTTCCACCGTGTATGAGGCACGCGCCGCCTACAACCTGTGGGCGTTAGGTGTGATCAACACAATGATTAACGCCGCGCACTCGAACACGTTTCGGGCGCGCATTCAGGAGTTGTTCTAAATGATTGCTCGCAGTGCAAAGGAAGCAAGAGAGCTCGGTCTTCCGACTTACTTTACAGGCAAACCCTGCCCTAAGGGCCATATTGCTGAAAGACGAACGGCCAATCGCAGATGTGTTACATGTGATAAACAGGACACGAACGAATACTGTAAGAGACGATATCAAGAGAACGTAGATGTTGAACGTGCATATCGCAGGCAGCATTATCAGCAGAATAGGCAGTCCTATATTGACGCCTCGCGACGTAATGCGAAGCCGTACGTCAGAAAAACGGAAGGGATTCGAGACAAGTCTTTTCAATCCGGCTACTGGTCTGCTAAAGTAGCTGAACATCGAGCTAAGAAAAAGCAACGGACGCCTTCCTGGGCGAACTTAGCAGAAATTGAAGACTTCTATAATGCTTGCCCTCCAGGGTATGAAGTGGATCATATTGTACCTCTTAACGGTAAGAATGTGAGCGGACTACATGTCTTGAATAATCTGCAATATCTTACAAGAAGCGCTAACGCATCAAAAGGAAACAGACATGCTACGTGAGCTGAAATTCGTGCAGGGCGCAGTCGCTAAGAAAGACCTCCTGCCCGCCATGACTCACTTCGCCATCGAAGGCGGGCATGTGCGTTCGTATAACGGAACGCTGGCACTGTCCAGCCCCATCCCGTTCGATATCGATTGCAAGCCCAAGGCTGGCCCGCTTGTGCAAGCGATTGCCAACTGCGACGAGACTGTTACGCTGAGCATGACGCCCGCTGGCAAGCTGCGCATCCAGAGCGGCAAGTTCCGCGCGTTTGTGGATTGCATCGACGGTGAGACTCCGCACGTTATGCCTGAAGGTGTGGAGGTGCAGTTCGACGGCGAGCAGCTTCTGACAGCGTTCAAGGCCCTTGCACCTTTCGTCGGTAACGATGCGTCACGCCCTTGGACGAACGGCATCCTGCTCCGTGGGCAATCCGCTTTCGCGACGAATAACTTGTGCCTTGTGGAATATTGGATCGGTTCGGAGACACCTTTCACCGCCAACATCCCGATGGTGGCTGTCAAGGAGATCATTCGTATTAACGAGGCGCCCACGCACGGCCAGCTGACAGAGAACAGCATCACATTCCATTTCACCGATGGGCGCTGGATACGAAGCCAACTCTACAGCACGGAATGGCCAGACCTTTCCAAAGTTCTCGACAGGCCTAGCAATCCGATCGAGCTTGATCAGCGCATCTTCGAGGGTCTTGACGTCATTAAGCCTTTCGCGGACAAGATGGGTCGTGTGTTCTTTGACGGTGAAGCGGTCAAGACGCACCTGGAAGAAGGTGTTGGCGCTACGTTCGAACTTCCAGGTTTCGCGGTGACTGGTGTGTATCAGATTGAGATGCTGAAGCTGCTGAAAGATGTGGTGCAAAAAGTCGATTTCTCATTGTACCCTGACCCGTGCATGTTCTTCGGCGGACGAATTCGCGGTGCGATTGTTGGCATGCGCCTGTAAAATGCAACCCAGCGCCACGGCCCGCTCAATGGCCTTTGTGAGGAAATAGTATGCGAGTGATTACAGGAATCTATTGTATTCGGAACACTATCACGGGTTCTGTTTATATTGGTTCATCAAAAAATATTGCGCAAAGATGGAGCGCGCATAAAACCGACCTTCGTAGCAAAGCCCACTTTAACCAGCCTCTAATAAATGCCTGGCATAAATACGGTGATGGTGCATTTGAACTTCTTATTCTGGAAGAATGCGATGTTTTGCAACTTGGAGACAGAGAGCAGTTCCATCTAGACAATGCAATGAATACTCCCGGGACGGAAGTATATAATCTATCCCCTGTTGCGGAAAGAACTACACTGTCACAAGGAGCTCGAATTCAATTAAGTGAAAGAATGAAAGGTAACACTTACACGCTAGGTTTCAAGCATAGTGAAGAAACGAGGAAACGGATGTCCGAAGCTCGCAAGGGCGTTCCGAAAAATCCCGAGTCCAAAAAGAATTATCAGCGGGCGGCATTAAAGCGAGAAGCTCGCATTCGAGAAGAATGTCAATCCGTAATCGTAGAGACACCTGATTGGCTGCGGAGGTGGAAAGATGCGCAGTGACAGCATAGGCCTCTTCTGGGAGGACAGACCTCCTCCGCCCAAGGAAAAAGCCGAGAAGGCGAAACGCACACCGCCAGACCCTGTGTGGTTAAAGCCCGACTATCTGCCAGGGCTGGAAGAAGCACTTCGCTTCCCGATAGGTGTCATGACGGATGAAGAGCTGGTACAGGCAGCGGCAGCGCGCGACCGTCTCTTATTCGACATCGAGTGCTATGAGAACTACTTCATCGCGTCGTTCCGGTCTCTCGCAACAGGTAAGGCGGTCTTCTTCGAGCTTTATGACGGTCATCCTCTAGACATCAACCGTCTAGGCTGGGTGATGCAGAACTTCACAATTATCGGGTTCAACTCCCTGTCGTATGACTTGCCAATCACTTACATGGCATTGGCGGGCAAGCCGACCGCATTGTTGAAGCATGCGACGAACCAGATCATTCTTGAAGGCTGGCGCGGTTCGGACGTGCTGAAGCAATACAAGGTGAGGACGCCCAAAGGTATTGACCACATTGATCTCATCGAAGTTGCCCCGCTTCGCGCAAGCCTGAAGATCTATGGTGGGCGCCTGCATGTGCCCCGCATGCAGGATCTGCCGTTCCACCCTGACACCGTGCTCAGCCCTGAACAGATTGCCTGCGTGCGCTGGTACAACATCAAC